AATAATGCAGCAAGAGGGTTACGACCGGATATGGGATTGCGGGACTACCAAATGGGAGCTTACACTTTAATTTAATTGCGTACAAAAGTGCGCAAGCTAATAAATAGAGTGTAACACTCTTAAAAGGGAGATTCATTATGGCAACTCTTTCAGATTTCGGTATTCCTGGAGCTGGAGCGGGTATTCTCCACCCAAAGCTTAAGCACCTATTCCGAGTAACATTTAACAATATCGGCCAATTAGTGCCAGGCGCAAATTCACGTGATTTGACAATGCAGGTGACCAACATCACCATGCCAAATACTTCTAAAGAAGAAATCGTATTGCACCGTTATAACTCAACTGCTTATGTTGCTGGAAAGCATACATGGGAGCCAATCAGTTTAACATTCGAAGACGATATCACTGGTCTAGCTACTAAAGTTGTAGAAGCACAATGGGAAACTCAACAAAGAATCATTGGCGCTGATCTAGATGGCCGTGGTTGAATGTAGCAGCAACCGGTTCTGACTACAAGTTCGGTATGAAGATCGAACAAATGGATGGTGATGAAGGTGTAATCAGCACTTGGATTCTTGAAGGTTGTTTCTTGCAGAACCTAGACTTTGGTGATCGCGATTACTCTGCTTCAGAAGCTTCTACAATTACGTGCTCTATTAGATATGATCATGCACGTAAGATCAATTCTGGCGCAGGTTATGGCACTGCACTTGGTGGCGGTGTTGCATAAATAGCTTCATAGCAACTCTTAAAAAGGGGCTACTTAGCCCCTTTTTCTTTATATGTTAGATCTTATATTCAAAGACGGAAAATTAATCAGGCGGTCCCTGGATGTCACGGTAGGTGATACGAGCAAAAAGCAACAGGTTATTGAATGGTTGGTAAAACACAGGTCATCATATCTTAGCCTAAAGCCTGATACTGCACTTGTGGAATTAGCTTATTCTGCTTTGCACTGTCTTAATACGCCACCACAATGCAAGACCTGCGGTGCGTTTACAAAGTTTGGCAGAACGGGTTGGGCCAAGTTTTGCAATGCAAAATGCGCCATGTCAAACGACTCCACAAAAGAAACTAAACGAGAAAATTCCATTAAGAAATGGGGCGTACCACATCAATTTTTAAGAGAAGATGTGGTGATTAAAAAACAAGCAAAAATAAAACCCAAAGTAAAAAAAGAGAAAAAGCCATCTAAGGCATTTCAAAAGCGGCAAAAGATAGAAATAAACAAACAAGTCAAAAAACAAAAAATTGTTGATTTGTTAGGAAGTGAATTCAACTCTCACGAGTGGGGCAAAAATGGAAAACTATTAAGTGTTAAACATAAATGTGGTGAAAAATTTGAAAGCCCCAGACTTCCTCTGGTGTGCCACATTTGCTTTGCCCCAAAGAAGCAAAGAAAACAGTATCAATTTTTTGATAAGCTTAATTTGCAAGTTGAGCATGAAAAGAGAATAGGCAAAATGAAGTTTGATGCGGTGTATGAAAATATCGCATTTGAGTTTAACGGGCTTTATTGGCATTCACAAGCACCACAACCTGGCAATCGTAAGCCAAGGGACCCATTCTATCATCAAAGGAAAATGCTTCTAGCAAAAGAACACGGTTACAGATTAGTCCAATTATGGGATTTTAATGGGGCTGATAATGAACGAATTGTCCAAAACCTAATATCCCAAAAGAAAATCTATGCTAGGAATTGTGTTGTTAAGGAAATATCAAAAACGGTGTCTTCTCAATTTTTGAATATGCACCACCGAGACAAAAATGCTAAAGGGTGTTTTTATAGTGTCGGATTGTATCACGGCGATGATTTAATTGGCGTAGCAACTTTTTCAAAACCTAGGTATGACAAGTCTTTCGATTCAGAACTTTTAAGGCTTTGTTTTGCGCATGGCGTATGCGTTGTTGGTGGAGTTTCTAAACTTATAAGTCACTTTAGGAGTAAATTCAGCCACATGTCTCTAATGACATATTCTTCAGCAGATTGGGGTTGGGGAGAAGGGTATACACGCTCAGGTGCAGAATTTAATGGCATAACAAAGCCTGGGTATTTTTACTTTGACCAAAAAACAAACACTAAACTACATAGAATAGCATGCTGCAAAAAGAATTTCAAGAAAACTACAGGTATAGATTGGGATAATAATTTAACTGAGGAAGAAAATTGTGAAAAGCTAAAATTGTACAGGGTTTATGATTGTGGAAACTGGAAATTTTCTTGGCCTCCACTTGAAAATTCCATGCTGAACAGACGGCAACCTCAATAAATACTAATCTATAGGAGGAAATGTTATGAAAAGACCTCGCACGACCCCGCAAGATATAGAAAAGTTTGACAATTATGTCAAGTTGTGGCAGGTGCGGTTAACCCTCCAAAATTGGAGAATAGAGAAGTCTGATCGTACCACAAAAGCAATTGCTGACATGTTAATAATCAACGAGGACCGTTTAGCAACATATGCTGTCGGTAAAAACCCAGGTCTTCCAATAACAGATCACATGCTTGAACAAACCGCTTGCCATGAATTGCTTCATATCATGCTGGCGGAATACAAGCAAGCTGTCGAATCAGGGTCTGAAGAATACATTATGTCTGCTGAGCACAGCATAATAACAGTGTTAGAAAATTTATTAGTACCAAAGGTAACAAATGTCTGTAAGTCTGAAACCGATTCTTGATCGCACTCAAGTTGCTCTAGAAAAAAGAGCAGAAAGTGTATTTGGTGATGCAGTTGAAAATTTTGCTAAGGGGCAGCTTGGCAGAGTCTTAGATTTGCCAGAACCTGGATCAACCCCGGTGAACCGAAACGATGGCACGTACTATTCTACATCATATGCGGCAGCTCTAGCGGGAGCAACTTCTTACAGACCAAAACTTAAGTTTCTCTTTAAAGTAGAATTCGTTTTTAATGAGGAGGCCAAAAAGGCATTTCCATCGATATTCGGATCCAACACAGCAAACGATTTTACATTTATGGTAAAGTCGGTTGACAGACCTAAAGTTGACTTTGACTGGGAAGATGATGTCAACCAGTATAACTTTAGAACTAAAGTTCTTAAAAAAATACATCATCGTGAACTCACAATGACTCTTATGGATGACACTGGAAATAGAGTGTTTAATTTCTTTAGAGCCCTTATGATGCTTTATCAGCCAATTACGAGGCGTCAACTCCAGCGTGATGGCACTACTTCAGCCCCAACTCCGTTGTCTGCTCAGTTCGGAAATGGTATGGTTTTCTCAAATATTGGAAATTCAAGTTCCGATATTGCGCACCGTGCAGCGATCCAATCTCCATTTGGTAACGCAATTGACTGCATAAGAGTAAAGCAAATTTTTGTAGACTCTGGTGAAAAGTTGAATAATTCCGTAAAAGAGGTTATATTTGATTTCTTAAATGCAAGATTGGTGTCTTTTGATTTTGATGATTTAACACATGAAACATCAGATGTGTCTTTATTAACATTACAATTTGACTATGATTGGATGGAAATGGTGGATGTTGGTTCCTTGTCAAAGGTAGACCAGCCACAAATAGTAACCGCACCAGGGATAAACGGCGCACCAAGTGATTACAGCGTGCCCGGAAACCCAGATAAGACTGCGGGTTCTAACAATCCATTTTTGGACATTATAACTAACCAGGCGGGTAGAGCAACACAAAGCGTAATATCATCAACTATTACAGGGGTGATCAACGACATTGCAGGAAATAATAGGTTTGCGCAAATTCTTGGTAACGCGGCGTCAAACGCGTTAGGATCTATATCAAATGCAATAGTGCTAGATAGGGTTGCTGGCATCTCAAACGTTACACAGAGCGCACCCCCAGTTTTATTTGATAGATCTACGTTAACGCAGGCTATTCCTAAAGCACTTATAAGAGGCAAATAAGATGGCTGCTAGAAAAGGTAAAGCTGCTAGCGGAAGGTTTATCCCCAAAAACCCAGAAAAGTATGTAGGCAACCCAAACAGGATTGTTTTTAGGTCTAGCTGGGAATTGCATTTCATGAAGTGGCTAGATAGAAGCCCAGCAGTTATTCGATGGGCTTCTGAAGAAATAGCAATCCCTTACATTAACCCGATAAAAAAGGATGCTAACGGCAGACCTGTGATTTCAAGATATTTTCCGGATTTTATTGTTATGTACAAAGACGCGTTTGGGAACATAAAGAAGGAAATAATAGAAATCAAACCATACAATGAGTCTGTTGCAAGACCAAATATGTCTGAAAGAGATAAGCAAACTTTCGCTGTAAATAATTCAAAATGGATTGCAGCATCTGATTATGCAAAAAGAAACGGTGCTGAGTTTAGAGTTATAACAGAGAAAACGCTCTTCCTAAATAAAGCGCCCATAAGGAAAAATAATGTCAGAAATTAAATCAAAATTTGAAAATCCGTTAGACACGCTATTTAATACTCCTCCCATGGAGTTATCTTCTGATGATGACTTTGATGAAGAAGATTATGATCAGGTCACCGAAGGCGAGCTGGCAGAACTACAATCTCCTAAATCTTCACCAGAGGTAGATGAAGAAGATAAAGAGATTGATGAAAAAATAGATGCAGTTTATGACAAAGCATTAGAGGCATTTGAAAGCCAGACGGCAATGGTTGAAATTTTAGAGCCCAGATATGCGGCTAGAAATGCTGAAGTTGCAGCAACATACTTAAACATTGCGTTAAATGCTGCCTCTACAAGAGCAAGAGTAAAAGGCGACAGGAAAAAGGCAGCAGCATTTGTCCCATTTACCGGCCAAGGTCCTAACCCTAATAATGTGGTTGTTGCTAGTAGAGAAGAGATTCTAAAGATGATCTCAGTAGATGCAGAAGTTAAGGAATTTAAAAAATGAAAGTTGCAAATTTGTTTGAATCTTCTTTGACGCCTGAACAAAAAGAAAAATATGAAAAATGGAAAAAGCTTATAAACATGTCTGCTAAAGAAGTAGAAGATTTTAGTGAAAAACAGAGAGAAGCTGCAAAGACTAATGATTCTAAATATCCAGGCATGAAGCCTTCTGATGCTGAGAAATTAGGTATATCATCAGGCGTTCAATCGGCTAGGTGGATAGTTAAAATGAAATCCACACCTGTTGCAGAATGGACACCTGAAATGTGGAAATGGTGTGGAAAGCAAATAAGCTTTGTTTCACGAATGTTGGGTAATTCCGGCGCTTTATACAAAGACGGACAACCAACAAGAAAGCTGCTTAGTTTAAAAATTTGGGGTCATAACCCGTCAAAATAAAATGAGATTTAAAGAATACTTAAGAGAAGCAACATATAAAACAGAAAAAACATTTTCTGATGATGAGCTTCTAGAATTTATAAGAACTGAATGTTCTGAGTGGTTAACCTCCAAAAAGCCATTCTGGAGGGGAATGACGGGATTAGCAGATGTCTATCTAATAGATTGCGAAAAATCTGCGCGGCAATCTGCGTATGGCCCAAATTATTACACGGTAATTTTAGATCATATTAATCCGCCAGCATTTCCACGAAGAAGTAGGTGCTTAATTGCTGCAAATGATGCAAACAAGTCCTATACAACAAAGTATTACGCACATGATGGAACAATGTCCAAAGATCTTTATGCGATAATTCCTTTAAATGGAGCTAGGATAGGCGTTTGCCCTAAAGAGGATATTTGGGACACACCCGTAAAAATTAAAGGGCCTAAAGGGCATTACGGCCCAACCTTTAGCGCTGTCAATGAAATATTAAACAACGTCTATGAAGTGCCCACGGATGTGAGAACATTTGCAGAGTTGGTTGAGGCTATTGAGAAAAAGGTAAAATATTTGAAAACCAGTTTTGGGGCAGAAGACGATGTCTTTGTTGCTGGTGAAGTTGCAAACCAATTAGAGACAGCATATGCCGCAGCTCCAATATTTGCCGCTCGACCTTCAGATTTGGCAGAAGTAAATAGGATTCCACGCGAAGTTTGGTTTGGTGATAAATGCATAGCAATAAATGCTTCAAGATTTAAGAACATTGAAAGACAAATATGAAGTTGGCACAGCTTTTTGAGCAATACAAAACTGACATCTCATTAGATGATGCGGCAGAAATGATCAGCCTTCATTGCTCAGATGCAGAGCAATACATAACTACACCTTTGTGGCGTGGAATGACAGGAACAAATTGCTTTATTATCGATTCAGAAGTGCAAGGACGGGTGTCTAATAACACAACAAACTTTTATACGATAATTTTAGATCACATATTGCCACCACAATTTCCTAGAAGATCAAAAAGTATTATATGCACAAACGCTAAATCGATAGCTAGGGATTTTACATCTCAGTACACTGCATCAAGCATTTACGCTATAGTTCCATTTAATGGATCAAAAATAGGCATTGTGCCGAATAACGACATTTGGGCGTTATACGTTTCATCTATAACAACAAACAGATTTGGCGATTCACCCTCTAGAATGCCACTCACTGATCAAAATTCCGAGTTTGCAGCACTTGGTTTGGATGATACAGATTGGGAATCTTTCTGTCAATCATTAGAGTCTTTTAGTAAAGCGAATCCCGAGAAATTTAATAGTAAGTTTATGGGTAGAAGTGTTGTGGAAGTTATTGATCACATAGAAAAATCTTATGGCGCTCTGGATTTTGAAGCTGCAACTCCCGCGAACTTAAGAGAAGTTTTGCCTAGCGGCCAGCCATGGGAAGTTTGGATTCAAGGGAAGTGTATTGCTATCCCATATGACAAATTTAGAGAATATTACGATCTATGAAACTTAATGAAATTATAAATGAATCTTGGCGTGTGGAGCAACGCATAGGTAATAAATCTGGAGAAAAAACCCCAGAACAGCTAGCAGATTACTTGCTAATGTATTGCGCTGATGCTGTTAAAAATTTAATGCACACCCCAATTTTAAGAAGCCAGTATAGTGGTGGTGATAACATTTCATATGTCGTTAAAGGTTCGGAAGGCCACAGGCAGTCTGCTAACACAACCAATTATTACACCGTAATATTAGATGAAACATTACCTGCCGAATACCCAAGGCGGTCGAAATCAATAATTTGCGGTACATATGATAATTCCCAAGCCACAGGGTATGGTTCGAATCTCTACGCTGTTTTTCCTCATGATGATGTAAAGATTGGCGTTTGCGCTGGAGAAGATATTTGGAATTCCACGTTAAGGCTTTTTAAAAATAGGAAAAGGCCTATTACAGAAATCAATGATGCATTAAGCCTATTAAAAACACCAACAACAAGCTTTGATGATATCGTAAACCACCTAGCGACAATAGTTAAATTTGGGGATGATAGGGTTTTAAAACAGCTGCCAGAAAAAGTTGCAAAAGAGGCAGATGAAGCATTTAGAAACTTGGAAACATATTTCCCTAATATTATAGGAATGTCTAAAGAACAGATAGAAAAGTCTTTGCGCGAGGCGTATTCTCCAGAGCACTTAGCTTTCGAACTAGCAACAACAAAAAATGTAGGGCAGCTTAATAATAGGGAATTGTGGATAGGGGGAACTTGTATGCTTATCCCAATGGAAGTCTATGAATCAAAAGTTAAGCAAATTTTGAATAGCAAGGGCATGGCTTAATTATGAAATTAATGGAAATAACCAACAACGTGAGATATATAGAGCAACTTGATGATTCAGTGCCTAAAATAGTTGAATTGTTAAGAAAACACTGTTCTGATAGTTTAAAGACTGGTGCATTCTTATATAAAGGGATGGATTTTCATGGGCACGCTTTTGTTGGAGACCCCAAAAAAGTTGGTAGGAAGTCAAAAAATACATCTAACTTTTATACTATATTTCTGTCCCATACGCTTAAAGATCAAGGTTTCCCATTAAGGTCAGAATCCTTTATTTGCACAAATAAAGCTAATAAGGGTTATGCCGAGGGGTTTGGCTACTTGTATGCAGTATTTCCGTATAATGGTTCCTCTGTAGCTTGTATTGACAAATTCGACATATGGGAAGTTAGAGGACGTTTCTTTACTGACACTGGAACGTTAGAGTACCTGAATAATAGTTTCTCAGATGCCGAACTTGATGATACTGATTGGGAATCTTTTAAAAAATCGCTTAAAGATATCTGCGAAAAGAATGATGGGAAGTTAAGGTTTGGTAGACAATTAGATTTCGAATCTTATACCTATGATCAGATCATTAACGAAATTGAAAAACAATATCAACCGGAAAAATTATCTATTATTAAGTCGACACCATCTTCCCCTAAATATGACGATAATGTAAAGAGGGAATGCTGGACAGACGGCAAATGTATATTCGTTTCTTTTGAAATACTTGAAAGTGTATTCGAACGTATTGCTGAAGATTAATGGGTTGAACAATAATCATTTTAGTGTAAAATATCATAAGTGCTCTAACACAACCCGAGGGTTTTTATGAGCACAACAGGAAAAGAAAAGTTTGAAAAATATTTTAATAGTGGTTTAACGCAAACTAAAACAAAGGAAGATACCAAATTAATTGGGTGGGATGTAGTAATTCCCAAGGGCAGTTTAGTAACCGTCACCCAAAATACTTATTCGCCCAAAGTTGAAATAGACTTTGAGGGGAAAAAAGGGCATGTAAAGTTCTCGTCTTTACATAAACCAATCCACAATGATAGCCCTCTACCATTTAAACTTAAACCGGATGTTCTTGGCATAGTTGGTGAGTTTGAGTTTGATGGTTATGCAAACTCTGTAAAAGACGCTATTCTGTGTCACCCTGAAATACCTAGCAACATTAAAGAGTTTTTAGTTGCACTTGTTAACCACACCAATGGTATCGATGTGCCCTATTTAGGCGCGTTGTATTCATCACTACGCCACCACCAATCATTGGTATCTACGCTCAATGTGGACTTCTCGGAAGTCTTAGCACCTTTTGCATTTAAAAACTCACTAGTTGGAAAAATATATTTTCCATTTAAAGGCAATGAACCGCTCTACGATTTTAAGATTGGTGAAACACTCATATCTTGTAAAGCAAGTCAAGGCGCTGTCAACACACTAAAACCTGGCAATGTGTACGATAAAGTCATAGGGAGTTTAGACATTCGTAAACGTTTCCCCAGAGAGCTTGATGTGCTGAGAATAATCAAGTCAACATCTATAAAGGTTGCACCAGACGTTTTAAATGAATGGTTGGGACAAAATGGATTTGGGATGTGCCTGCCGTCTGCAGATAACAGAACGGTTGAAGAAATCGTTTTGTTGGAGCGTGCAGTAGCAAAAGCCATAAATAATTCTGAATTAGATTTTACACATCTTATAAGAGAAGCTTTATCTGACGTTATCTATATTAGATCTGGGCTTAATAAAGACGGATTTTACGCAGTATCTTCAATAACAAAAGCCAGCGAAATAAAGCAATCTAAACTAAGAAGTAAAAACTCAAAAGGTCATATGACAGATAGGTTAGGCTTTGATTTATGTTGACGTTTAAGAATTATCTCTCTGAAGCTAGAGAGACCACAGATTTAAATATTGAAAAGGCTGTAGAGCTTTTTAAATCAGAGTATTCTGAAAGTCTAAAACTTTTTGGTACTTCCTTTAATAACGGATCGTTTTTATATCGCGGTGCAAATCCATCCTCTTCTAAGAGCCCAATAGATTTAGTAGCTCCTGCGTCCCAAAAGCGAAAGCCGCTGCCAGGCGGTGAATACTACACAGCCATGTTGAGCACTAACCCCGAAAATGCAGACTGGCCAAGTAGGTATTACTCAGTTTTTTGTTCTACTAATAAAAATGTCGCTTATGGATGGGCAGGAAAAAAAGCTCGAGGCAGAGTTTATGCTTTATTTCCTAAAAATGGTTCTAAATTGGCATTTGCAAACACTAGCGATTTTTGGGGTGTTAGAAACCCAGCCTTTAAGTATAATGGTGCAGCAATAACCATGTCTTCTGTAGACATGTATTTTAGCGATTTACACAAAAATTGTGGAATAGAAGAATTTGCTCCTAGCAGTTTAGATTCTAAAAAAGTTTTTGATATCATGAACAAGCATAAAGATATGATAGAAAACAACAAAATAACAATGAGCGAAGAAGACAAACTTGGATTCATGGAGAAATATGGTGTGATTTCACACTGTAAAAATACAAAAGGATTCCTTGAGTTGAGCAGCTTAGAAAGCATGAAATGTATTTTAACGACTGTTAATAATTCACCGGACGTAATGACAATTGGTAGCGGAATGGAATGTTGGTTCGAAGGTGAATACATGGCCGTCTTAGATGATGAAATTTACAGATTAATAGTCGATTTAAAATCAAACAAATTGTTACCGGAAAATTATGAAGTGTAAAGAAATACTCACGGAATATAACGAGCCGCAGCTAGAAATGAATGAGCTGTGGGAATGTGCCAAGGCGTATTTAGAAAAATGCGCAAAGAACAAATCTCTTGAATCTCCTCTTTGGAGATTGACTTCTAGAACTGGCATATTACAAACGGGAAAAAGAACCCCACAAGGCTCTACCCAAAATTTATGGCCCTGGCTTCACTCTATGCCAGAATGGCGTAATTACCCCGACCGTCTAAAATCAATATTTTGCGCAACTACTGAGAAAATCCATTTCGGTGGCACGGATTCACAGATTAAAAAAGCCATTTTCCCGTTCGACAATATAAATTCGTTTGGTTACTGTAAAAAAGACTTTAATTCAAATAGGATTAATTATCATGGGACTGATTTATCTTTCTTAGACTTAGACTATAATATGTCTAAATTCAGAGGAGACATGGAAACAAGAGACAAGTTCTCTTTTGGGAATGCTGTCGACAGATATAATGATTGGTGTGTCGGGGATTATGAGGTAACACAGTCAGTAGAAGACGCTATGGCGCCGGTGCTATTTTTAAAGAAGGGTTTACCCAGAAAATTATTTCTGCCAGATTCACTAAATTGCGAGCTATTTACAAGTTATGAATCGCTAATTAACGGTGCTGAACCATTAAATGCAAATGGTGATGAGGTATGGTTTGAAGGTGGCTACATTTCTATACCTGAAAATCAACTAAGCACGTTTGAAGACATCATTAAGGAATTATCAAAATGAAAGTTGTTAATATTTTAGAAAATAGCTTTATGACACGGGATGAAAGACCTGCAAAATATTCCCAAAAAGATTTAGATTCCTGGGTCCAAATCTACAAAAACAACTGTTCAACGTGGCCGACTTCACTACCGTTGCATAGGTTTACATCCAAGATTGGATTACATCAATCTACCGCACGTAAAAATATTTTTTATTCTCGGGGACTATGGACTTTCTTGAAATCTCATAAGGAATACGAAGATTTCCCTGATAGACTAAAATCAATTTTTTGCACTACCGGCGAATCATCCGACGTAGTTGGCAGTTTCCGCGGCGACACACATGAATATAGAATGATTATTCCTGCCGATTCTGTAAGTAAGTTCGCCTATACAGATTTTGATTTTAATTTTATGCCGTTTCACTATGACGGCTCTGAATTATCCGATGTCCACGAAAACTACTCAAATGAAGAATTAGAAGAGCTTTATAAAGAAGGACATCTTACGCCTGAAAAATTAGGAATAGAGTTGTTAACGAGAATAGAAGCTATCAGAAAAGTCAGAGAAGCAAAGAATGAAAATGATCATGACAATGAATTTTGGTTTGAAGGAGAATATTTAGCTATACCAAAATCTGCGTATAAATATTTTTTAGAAACACTTCATAATACACCTTAACATGAGATTCAAACAGTATCTTCACACCTTGGAAGAGGGAATAAACGACAAGGGCATTTTTAAGGCTATTTTTGTTGTGGGCATCCCTGGCGCTGGCAAATCTTACACAATTTCAAAAATAAAAGGTGTAGTTTCTCCACAAGTGATTAACACTGACCGCGCCTCAGAATATCTTGCAAAGAAGTTAGGAATAACTTCCGGTGAAGATAATTGGTCTTTATTTAAAGATAGCGCGCATAGGATTACCGTCAATCATCTAACGCAATGTTTAAATGGCATGCTGCCTCTTTTTGTAGACGGCACATCCTCAGATGTTTCTAATATTCTTGCTAGAGTCGGAATATTAGAATCTATAGGTTACGATGTTGGGTGTATTTTTGTCGAAACAGATTTAGATGTTGCAATCGATAGGGCGGAAAGGCGTGCTGCTACAATCAATAGAACCGTTCCACAAGACTTTATTAAAAAAGTTCACGCACTATCACAGGAAAACAAAGAGTACTTAAAAGGTAAATTTGATTTCTTTAAAGTGGCAAATAACAATCCCGGGTCACTTGACGACTCGTCAATGCACGCGCTTTTTAAACAAACACAATCTTTCTTCGATGGTCCGTTAAAGAACCCTGTTGGTATTAGAGCACTTCAAACTCTGAAAGAAAACAATGAAAAATATTTGTCTCCACTAGTTTTTAGTGAAGAGGAATTAAAAACTAAAGCAGTGGGATGGTATAGGAGTAATAGAAAATGAGCAGACCTGAGTGGCATGATAGTGATGCACCAGATGCAGAAGGCAGATTTAAATCACTCGGAATTAACGCTCTAGCAGATTGGTTAATTAAGACAAGAAAAGGTGATAGTAAAAAAATTCACGGGTCTATTAATCAACAAATTGTGTTTAACAGGAATAGGGATCCTGAATACGCAAAGAAAATGGAAAAGGTAAGAGAAGTGGTCAAAAAGAAATTAGCAAAAAAGAGGGTTAATGAAGACCAAGGTGTTGATAATTTATTAAGTAAATTGCTTTTAGCTAGAAATTGCGCACAGGTTATGCACTGGCAAGTAAAAAGCTTGTCTTTACATTTGGCTCTTGGTGAACTTTATGAAGTGCTTGATGAGATGGTGGATGCACTTGCCGAAGTTACAATGGGTCTAGAAAGTGAAGCAGTTAACGTTGACGTAGCTGAGCCAAATGGTTTCTCAATGGAAAGTGCCCAAGAGTTTGTTGCAAGTCTCACAAGTCTTCTTGAAGAGTTGAGAGAAACTATGCCAGATAATTCAGCTTTGTTAAATCTTTATGATGAGCTTCAGGCAAAAGTTTTAAAAGTCAAGTATAAGGTAGAAAGACTTTCATGAAAGTCCACCAGTTGTTCGAAAATATTGTCGACACGCTTAACTGGAAATATAAAAACGACGACGGTGACCACAGAATAGACGTTTTTAATAATTCTGGCGCAGTTGGATTTATAGAGTGGGACAGTTCCGATGGTGAAGTAATAAAAATTTTCGTTGGTAAACCATATCGAAGAGAAGGTGTTGCAACCCATTTATGGAATTTGGCAATAGAGTGGGCTGAAGAGAATGACGAGCACGCACCAGAACACTCTTCTAGAAGATCAAAAGAAGGTGACGAATTTGCTAAGTCAATCGGTGGCTATATTCCCGATATAACAGATGATATAGATGGCTGGACATCACGCGTCGATGAACTCAAGAATACTAAATTTGATATTCGTGTCAATGATGACACGCCATACGTTTATAGCGTAGATACATTTATTGGTGGGCATCTGGTTGCATTTCATGCAGAGCAAGAGACCGACGGTGATCCTTGGACTATTGAGTTTACTACAGATTTCTCGTTAGAGCGTGTAGATATGGGTAGATCTTCTATTAAAGTTGCTTCATTCGTTTTGCAATCTTTAGATGATTTTATATCGCGCCGTAGACCATATAAGCTATCATTTGCGTCAAGCGCAGATGATACAGTGCGCGTTGACGTGTATAAGAAACAGGCCACTAGAATTGCAAGAAAATATGATTACAGAATCGTTGAGCAACCGCATTATTCTGGCGATAAATACGTTCAGTTTATGCTAGTCAAGAAATACTAATAATGAAAGTCCACCACCTTTTTGAAAATGCTGCAATTAAAATAGATGCTGAAAAAGTAGCTGATTTTCTTTTTAATAGCAATCCCGATTTTTTCAGAAAATACAATTTTAAAAAACGTCCTTTGTATAGAGGAGTTCAACGCCCTCTTACAAAATCTGTGGTGTTTACAGCAGATGAAACAACAGGTACGGGTGTCGTAGTTCAAAGTACAACAAAAAGAAATAGAACTCCACTAAACATGCCAACTAAGTTGCATGACGCATATAATGACGAATTTGAAAGAAGGTTTGGAATTCGTGCAAGGTCAGATACTATTTTTTGTTCAAGCCAATCTGTCGCTGAAAATTATGGTACTCCATGTTTAATCGTTCCTGTTTCAGATTTTTCAATGCTTGCCTCTGAAGTCATAAAAGATTTGTGGGACGAGACATCTTATAACGATAGAAAACACTTGCCTAGGTTAGCGAAAATTGATTCGGGCACAGACAAAAAACTGCGCGCCCTTTTCAAAGTTGGGAAAGATGAGGACCTAGAAAGCGTAATTTTGCAAGCCAGAAGCTCTAAATCAGAGATGGAAAAAATAACAGGCTTGAGTATGAAAGAGTACTACCAAGAGCTCGTAAAAATAATTGTTCCGCATTACACCGATGACATTGATGATATAGCAACATTTGATCCGCATGGGGAAGTAATGCTAAAATCAGATGAATGTTTCTTGGTTCCCATTTACACGCCAGAGTTTTCCCAATATCTTCTTGAAGCGCTCATGAAAAAATGACGATTATTGTGCGATAAATACGAAAAGCACGATAATCGTCATGAAAATAGTTTACATCCACGGGCTAAATTCAACTCATTTGTCTATGGGATATATTTCTAAATCCCTGCCTGACCATGAGCAGATATTCATAAATTACAACAGCCAACAGCCGTTGGACATTTCTATTAATAACATCCTGAACGCTCTTCCAAAAGATGAATTTTCTTTGATTGGGCATTCGCTTGGTGGCGTTATTTCAGCTGTGCTGGCAGACGAGTTAAGGGACCAAATAAAACACTTAGTTACAATTTCCGCGCCCCATGGAGGTTCACGAGCAGCAAGAATTCTTAAATGGTTTCCAGGGAGTTTTTCTGTGTTATCAGACGTGACACCTGAGAGCCCCATCATCCAACGCGTAAGTAAATTAAAGTTGGAATTACCAACACTTTCTATTATTTCGACAGGTGGCCACCTTCCCACATCACCTGAAAAGAATGATAGCATAGTTGCGGTGTCATCCCAGAAAGCTTTAAGGTTTGGAAAAAAGATAGAAATTAACGCAAATCATTTTGAAATTCTTCAAGATGATAGAACTGTTAGATGTATAAAAAGATTCATATTTCCGGAGATTAAATGAAAATAGTTTCTAAATCATTAAGAAGGAATTTTACTTCCCAAGCAAAATACACGTTTGATGATTTTTTAGATTTCGCAAAAAACAACATCAACGTAACAACACCCAGTAATGCTAAAGGGTTCGCCATACGCGACTATCAGGAGCGCATCTGCTCTGCAATTTTCGAGAAAGATAATGTCATCGTTCTTGCTCCTAGACAAGCAGGATTAACAACTACATTGTTGGCGTGCGCATTTTGGGAAAGTATCGCATATGAGAAAAGCACAGTGGTTTATTTTTGTAACACATACGTAGACGCTGTTTCTTTATGCAAAAAAGCTGCTGATATGCTAAGTGCCCACACACCAGTACAATTATCGAAAATTCTACCTAATACACTTCAATTTAGTAATCAATCGAAATTGATTTTCTGTTATTCACCGGATGCTTTAAAAGGCCTGAAAATAGACAAAATTTTCTGCGATAACTTTCCTTATTTAAGGGAAGATTACCAACAAGAAATTATTCTAGAGTGCTTCCATAAAAACGCCGCTATTAGGGGCGTCGTCTTTGCCGGGTGTGCAAAGAAAAAGTATGACTATTTTCATGATTTATGGATGACCGCCACGCAAAACACCCCAAACCCGAAGGCATTTTACCCTATTCGTGTTTATCTTACAGAGTTGCCATTTTATTCTATGATGTGGGAGCAAAAAATGAAACAAATGATTGCTCCCTCTGTTTGGAAATGCTTTTATGAATGTGAGTTTTTAAATTAAACACAGTACTCAAATCTCGCATTCCCTGCATCACATAGCTTTCTATATCCAGCACTATACATATTTTCATCTTCTGTAAGTGCTGGATTAAATTTATCGCCTAAGATATTAGGTAGATTTTTCTTCATTGTTGCGCCACGTGGTAAAAATGTTTTGTGTCTCCACCAAACATAGTTCGGAGAACTATATCCAAATGGCACCATACCAAGTTTAGTGTATATAGCTCCATCGCCAAATCTCCTGTCGGCGTATGTCAAGATCTTATCTCCTTGCTGGAAAAAATTGATCATCGCAAACTTAAACATTTTTTGTGCACCTCCCACGATGGTTACCCCGCCCTTCGTGCAAAGTCTTAACACTTCATAGTTATGCCTTTTGGAAAATCTGGATTTCCCGAAAGTCATTACTGATAATATATTTCCATCATTATCAAATATTGCCGATGCAAACTTATATCCAATTGAGCTTTGTAAATGATATTTGTTGAGGAAATCAAATACTTCTTTTTTATCTGGGATGCCTACTTTTAACTTTCTAGCAAAAAGTTTCTGATTGATGCCAAGTTTAGATTTAATAACATTTTTTATTTTTTCCCTCTTGTGTAAATCATTCCACTCATGTTCCCAAATGCTGATAAGCATATATCCTTCATTTAAACACTTAACGGTTTTATCTAATACGGAAACTTTAGTTTGGTTTTCAGATTCTGCATGCCAGTAGATCCCATTTAACTCTACTGCAATTTTATGGTTTGGAAAAACTACATCAAGCTCAAAAGGTTTAATTATTTTTCTGTCATTTACTGTAAACGGTATGTTTAGTGATTTTACCCACTCGCAAAAAGATATTTCTAATGAAGACTGTTTATGACAAACCGGGCACTTAGGTCTTATGTTTAAATTTTTATGTAACCACTCTACACCACAACTGTGCTGGAGATTTAGTGCAACATCACTTAATGGAATCTCAATAAGGTTTTCCAATGGGTCCGAAGTTGTAATC